ATGAGCCGCGCCCAGCCGCAGGCCCGCGACCTGGTCAAGCTGCGGCGCACCGCCATGCGGCTGGCCAATCATCTTCAAACGATGATGCCGCCGGTAAAGACCCGCAAGCGCAAAGGGGCGCCGGTGGCGGAGGCCGAGCTGGCCGCGACGGAGCCCCCCAAAACCAAGGAACTCCCGCCGGAATTCGAGCAGCTTCTCGGCCGCAACAAGGGCGTCATCGAAAGCTTCGGCACTCTGGTCGGGCTGGTCATCCGCCTGGTCGAAAAAGAGAGGGAGGCCGGCACGGCGGGCGACGACGATCTCGACTTTACCGAAGAGGACGAGGATGAGCTCGACCGCCGAATCCACGCAGAGCTTGATCGTATCGCTGAGCGCCGACGAGCGGCGGGAGGTATTGGCCCCTCTGCCTAAGAAATCCAAGGCCATGGTGGCCTTCGGATGGCGTCACCACGCGCGTGCCGACCAGCGCCCGCCGCCCGACACGGACTGGATCGTCTGGCTGGTTCTGGCGGGGCGCGGCTTCGGCAAGACTCGGACCGGGGCGGAGATGATCCTGGCCGAGGTCAAGGCGCGGCGGGCGCGCCGCATCGCCCTGATCGGCCCGACGGCGGCGGATGTGCGCGACGTGATGGTCGAGGGCGAAAGCGGCATATTGAGCGTGGCAGGGCCCAGGAACCGGCCGATCTATCAGGTGTCCAAGCGCCGCCTGGTCTGGAATAACGGCGCAATCGCCATGTGCTATTCCGCCGACGAGCCGCGGCGGCTACGCGGCCCGCAGCACGACCTGGCTTGGGCCGATGAAATCTCGAGCTGGAGGCTCGGTCAGGCCGCTTGGGATAATCTGCTCCTGGGATTGCGGTTGGGCAAACGGCCGCGCGTAGTGGTGACGACGACGCCCAAGCCGATCCGGCTGCTGCGCGAGCTGATCGCCTCGCCCGCCACGCGGGTCACCAGCGGCTCGACCTATGCCAACCGCGACCAGTTGGCGGCGACCTTCATCTCCGCCATTGCCCGGCGCTATGAGGGTACGCGGCTTGGCCGGCAGGAGATTCATGCCGAGCTGCTGGAGCAGGCGGACGGCGCGCTGTGGAGCCGGGCGATGATCGAGGCGGCGCGGGTGCCGGCGGGTGCGGCGGCGGCGCCCCGCCGCACGGTCGTGGCGATCGACCCGGCGGTCACATCCGGCAAAAGGTCGGACGAGACCGGAATCATCGTGGCCTCCCTGGGCCGCGACGGGCTGGCCTATGTGCTGTGTGACGCCTCCGGCCACTTCACCGCCGATGAATGGGCGCGCCGCGCGGTCAACCTCTATGCCGAATATCGCGCCGACCGCATCGTCGGCGAGGTCAATAATGGCGGCGAGATGATCGAGATCCTGCTGCGCACGGTGAACCCAAATGTCGCCTACAAGGCGGTAACGGCCAGTAAAGGCAAGCAGACCCGCGCCGAACCGGTGGCCGCTCTCTATGAGCAGCACCGCGTGCGCCATGCCGGCGGCTTCCCGGCCCTGGAGGACCAGATGTGCAACTGGGAGCCGGGCGGCGGCGAAAGCTCGCCCGACCGGGTGGATGCGCTGGTCTGGGCGATCACCGAGCTGATGCTGAGCGAACAGACCACCGGAATGATCGACTTCGCGGCGCACTTGGCCCAGGGCAAAAAGCTGGAGCACGTCAAGCCCGCGCCGGCCGACTGATTTCCAACCTTTGACGATGAGGGCAAGCCATGCCGAAAACCGCACACGCCGAACGCGCGGCGCCCAGCCTCGCCCACGTCACGCCGGCGCGCCACGAACTGGCCGAGATCGTGCTCGACCTGCACGACGCCGAACGCAAAGCCTCCGCCGCCCGCGCGCCGGTGGAGCGGCTGGAAGCCGAAATCGCGCTCGAGGCCGCCGCACGCGCCCGGCTGGCGGCGCTTGATGCCGACTACACGGCGCGCATGGCCGAATGGGCCGATAGCGGCATCGGCGCCGCGCCGGACCCCAACCTGAAGGCCCGGCAGGAGGCCCTGGGCGCGCTGCATGCCGCGACTCTGAAAGCCGGGGCCGCGCGCGACGCGCTGGCCAGGCTGCGCGACGACATCGCCGCTGCCGATGCCCAGGTCGGCGACGCCCGCGCACGGATCAAACCGGCGGTGGCCGCCGTGCTGCGCGAGGAAGGCGGCTGGCTCGTGGCCGAATATTGGCGCCGCTATGCCGAGCTGGAGGAGGTGCGCCGCGACCTGGCCGCGTTGGATCAAATCCTGTTGAGCGACTTCCCCATCATCCACGCCGCAACCGGCCGCACGATCGTGCACTGGATTTCCCCTGACAAGCTCTCGGCCGCCGCCGCGCAGCGCGCGATCGCCGACGCCTGCGCCGGGCTGGCGGGCAGTGCGAGCCTGGCCGACCGTTGGCGGGAGAAGGCCGAGCGGATTTGGGTGGTGGGAAGATCATAGGCGCCAACTTCAGAGGTCATTAGCCCTGAACACTCCCACTGTCATTCCCGTCGCAGCCTGCTTCGACTATGAGGGCAAACCGATGCCGCAGGGCAAGCGGACGCTGAGGGCGTCCTCCGCACAAGGTGCAAGCCCGTCGTAAGGGCACGGGCCAATTGACGCCGATCAAATCTATTTCGTTCAAATTCGCGGTGATTCCGCGTATGGCTGAGCCATGAATGAGATCAGGGCGTTAACCGCATTGCGGGGCATATTCGCAATGTGGGTGTTGGGCTATCACCTGCGATCATTGCACCCCGTACCGATGCCGGATCCACATGGCTTTCTACTGCGGGGTTATCTCGGGGTCGATTTCTTTTTCCTGCTAAGCGGTTTCGTGCTTGCCCGCGCCTACGGTGATAGGGTTTCGACCACCGCCTCTTATCGACGGTTTGTGACGAAGCGCGCCTTAAGGCTGTTTCCACTACACCTCGTCGTTCTTGCTATCTCGGCAGTGACGATCGCCGCATTCGGACGATGGCCCGGATTTAGACAGCTCCTGTTAGAAGCGACCCTTATTCATCGGTTGCCGGGAGTCCAATCGACCAACCAGAGTTTCAACAGTCCGGATTGGTCGATCAGTACGGAATGGATCGTTAACTTATTAATGCCGCTGATCGTCTTGCTGGTACTGAAAACAAGCCGCCTAATCTCGGTCTCGTCCGTCCTAGTCTCGTATAGCGTTCTAATTTGGATTTGTGCCACTACCGGTGGATCGCTCGACCACTCCTCGGCCAACTCTTATTTGCCGTTTCTGCGGTGTATTTGCGAGTTCTCGATCGGCGTATCGCTCTGTCGTTGGCAGACGTTCGGATATCGGTTGCCCGACGCTATTTGCCTATTCGCCGCTTTTATCTCTACATTATTTGGATTGAGCGATATCTTAATTGTTCCAATTTTCGCTCTGAGTATTCTGGCTCTGTCCGCAGAAAGAGGATTCGCTGCGCGAGCTCTAAACTGGTTGCCTTTATATCGGCTGGGTGAGATTTCGTTCTCGATCTACCTAGTACACCTCCCTGTTCTGTTTGTTGTTCGGAGAGCAGTAGTGTCGGCGAATATTACTGGTTACGCCGGCCTCACGACCTATGTAATAGGAGTTGTTTTTATTACGATAATGATATCATGGCTCTCATACTCCAAGGTTGAAACCTACTCTCGGTCGTTAAGTGATCACTTCAAGCTAGCAGTAAATTAATACAAGTAACAGCAGAGTCGGATAATAGTGACCTAAACTGTCAAAATACCAAACTCGAACATCAACGTCCAGCTCTCTGCCCTCAAGATAATTGTTATCGTGATAACGGTGATTCTAATCAGATTACCGCATTTAACTGTCAAGAAATAAATCACCTAAATATTCCTAGTAATACAGGGTTGCGAACCGAACATGACAGTCGTTTACTCCCAAGACTTCGACTCGACGATCGTCGGAACCTTGCCCTCCGGCTGGACCCCGGTCGCCAGTTCCAACTGGGCGGTCGAAAATGCCGTTAGTACATCGGCGCCTAATGGCCTATCCAGCTCTAGCGGTGATCGCGCTCAGATCACGTATACCGGCCACGCTCTGTTGGCCGATATGGAGGTCTATTTCGAGGCGAACCTAAATGGTGGGCAGACGATCATCATTCCGATGATTCGTTGCTCGGCAGATGGTCAGAACGGCTACCTACTCGCCATCAGTAATATCGGGAGCATTGATGGCGCTTGGGAAATACACACCGTTGTCAGCGGTGTGCTGGGAAGCATTCACACCTTCGTGCCGTCCGGATCATCGGGTTCCTTAGCCGGGAAGAATCTCGGCATCAGATTTAAAGTACAGGGCACAACTATTTCGGCCAAGATTTGGCCGCTCGCCAATACCGAGCCCTCGGCTTATTCGACGTCGGTTGTTGATTCGACCATCTCAGCGCCGGGATATTTCGGGTTCTGGCAAGAGGGGGCGTCAACGGGCTCTGCGATAGATAATGTCTCGCTCGACGATCTCATTCAGCCCGCAACCAATTTCTCGCTCACCCCATCCTCCCTCTCAGCCTCTCCCGGCGCGCCGACCGGAAACTACACGATCGCGTTGAACGGGCCGCCGAGTGCGTCCGTCGCGATCGCGCTGTCGGACGGCGGGGCGGGCGGCGCGTTCACGCCGGCGTCGTTGACGATCGACGACCAGGCCAATCATAGCTTCACCTATACGCCGGCGGCCGGCGCGACGAGTTCGCCGATTACGCTTACGGCGACGGCCTCCGGCGGGATCGTGGCGAGCCAATCCACGCAGTGCGCGCTCAACATCCCCGCCACTGCCTTCACGCTGACCCCGGCGAACCAGAGTACGACGCCGAGTGCCGCGACGGGCGATTTCACCGTGACGCTGAATGGCTCGTTGCAAACCATCGAAACGGTCAATTTCTCCGACAGTGGCGCCGGCGGAACCTTCTCGCCGCCCTCGCTGGCCTTCACCCAGGGCGGCGTTCCCGCGCCCCAGACTTTCACCTACACGCCGCCCGCCGGGTCGGCCGGGAGTACGATCCAGCTGACGGCCACGGGCGGTGGCCAGTTCTCGTTGTCTCGCCAGGCGAGCTGCACGGTCACCGCGGGGCCGGTCGCGATACCGGTCAGCGATCCCAACGTCTTCTTCTCGCCCTTCAACTGGTTCGTCAGCGGGTCCGCCTACGCGATCAGCGCGACCAACGGCGCCTATGTGAAGCTCGGTTTCACCGGCACCAGCCTGAAGATGAACCTCGATATCTCCGCCTATGCGGCGCTTTACGGAGACAGCACCTTCTGGCCCAACATTCGCTGGTCGATCGATGACGGACCGTTCAGCAATCAAAAGCTGACAAGCGCCTCCGGGCAGCTGACGCTGGCCTCCGGCCTGGCCGACGGCGCCCACACCCTGTATTTCTGCATGGTCGGAACCCAGGACGGTTACGACCGCTGGGGCCTGTCGGCCGGCGCCGACCCGCAAAGCGCGCTCAAGATAACCGGCTTCGCGGTGGATTCCGGCAGGGCAAGCGCCGCGCCGAGCCTGAGCGCCAAGCGGGTGCTGATCTTCGGGGACAGCATCACCGAAGGGGTCGAAGCCAACGCCTTTACCGGCAGCCCCAACGTCGATCGCGTCGATAGCCAGCTCGAATATTCGGCTTTCCTGGGCCAGGGGTTGGGCGCCGAATATGGACAGGTCGGATTCGGCGGCCTCGGCTGGACCATCGCCTCGGCCGGCGGCAGTCCGCCCGGCGCGGTTGCCTTTTTCACCCCTGGCCAAGACGTCAATTCCAGTTGGAATAAATATTCGAACGGCCGCTCGCGCCTGGTCGGCGGCTTGCTCAATCCGGCGCCGGACATCATCGCCGTCAATCTCGGCCGCAACGACAATAATCGTGACCAGTCGGCCGTAACGGCCTCGGTAAGTGGCTGGCTTGCGGCTGCCCGCGCCGCCGCCCCGGCCGCGTGGATTTTCGTCATCGTTCCCTTCGACGGGTCCTGTCGCGCTGCGATTACAGGCGCTCTCGATGCCTATGTGACGGCCAATAGCGACGCGAAGGCCGCGCTGATCGATCTCGGCCTGGATGCGCATTTCAACCAAACGACCACGGCGACGGATTGGACGATGGACGGAAACCACCCCGTCTATTGGGCCAATGGCCAAATCGCCGCCGCGCTGGCGAAGAAGATCCAGGAGGCAACCGGCGGGTCGCTCGATAGTGGTTCTGCCGGCTATAGCCGCTCCCGCGTCGCCAACGAATAACGCAAGGGCACATCATGCAGCTGATTCTGAACGGCGATTCCCGTCCGATCCTGTTTTTCCTGGCTCAGGCCGGCGATCATGTAACCGGGCTGGCCGGCGCGGCGCCGACGGTTCTGCTGTCGAAGAATGGCGGCGCCTTCGCGGCGCCCGCCGGCACGGTCGCCGAGGTCGGTTCAGGCTGGTACAAGCTGACCCCGTCCGGGAGCGACGTCACGACGGACGGCATATTGCTGCTGCACGCCACCGCCGCCGGTGGCGATCCGGCCGACGTGAAAACCCAGGTGGTAGCGCTCGATCCGTACAGCGCGGTTCCGACCTTGTCCCAGGTCACGGATGGCGTGCTCGCAACCGCGCTGCCCGAGAGCTATGCCGCCAACGGCGCGCCGGCGACCTTGGCGCAACTGCTCTATGGAATATCCGCCGTGCTGGGAAACATCTCGCAGGACGGCGTCACGCTGACCGCCAACCGGCTGGACGGGATGACGCCGGCGATGAGCTTCACGCTGGACAGCGCCACCGCCCCGACCTCCCGCCGGCGGGCGGCTTAGCGGCCAGCCCAGGCCGATGTTCCTTGGGAGACAAATTGCAATCTGTCTCCAAGACCCCGCGCTCGCCTTCGACATATCAGGAGAATGCCATGCCAGGCTGGCCGATTACGCTCGGTTTGGGGCAAGGCGGGCCGAACTCGTTCTGCCTGGACGGCCTGCGCGGCGGCGGGGTAGCGCTGAATCCTCGGCGGATACTCAGCCCGGTCTTCATTTCCGGCTATGCCGGACGGGATTTCCAACCTTTATCCACCGCCGCCGACGATGTCTTCGCCATCGACCTGGCGCCGGCGCTGGATATCGGCGACAGGCTCGATCCGAATAGTTTGCAGACCTTGTTCTTCCCCGTCGATATCCCGGCCGCCAATTTCGCGGCGGCCTTGGACGGGCAGCCCATGCTGATGGGCACCGTGGCGGCGCAGGCGATCGGCCAGCCGCCGGCGGCCCGCTACCTGCTGGGCTTCACCTGCCGAACGGTGGGCGGACGCATCATCCAGCTTCATTCCTTTTTCAACGCGGTGGGGATCCCGGATGCCGCCTGAAGGTAAAATGACGCCGCTGATCCAGGGCATGCAGCCGCCGGGCTTCCTCGGCCGGGTCGCGGCCGGTATGCGCTATGCCATTCGCGGCGTGGCGCCCGACGACTGGTTCGGGCCGCTCCAGCCGCTGGAGCCCGCCGCCCCGGTCTTCACCGAACCCAGGCGGTTCGATTACCGCTCGGGCCTGAACATCCAGTATCAGCCGCGTGGGGAGGAGGGCGTCTCATTCCCGCAGATGCGGGCCCTGGCCGACAGCTATGACCTGCTGCGGCTGGTGATCGAAACGCGGAAAGACCAGGTCGAGCGCCTGCGCTGGAATATCCGGCCGAAAGTCGCCGCAGGCGCGAAGACGCCGAACGCGTCGTCGGACCCGCGCATCACTGCCTTGGAATCCTTCTTCCGCAAGCCGGACGGCGCCCATCGCTGGGGCACCTGGCTGCGCATGCTGCTGGAGGATCTGTTCGTCATCGATGCGCCGACGCTCTATAAAGTGCGCAGCGTCGGCGGCGCCCTGCTGGCGCTGGAGCCGGTGGACGGCGCCACAATCAAGGTGCTGATCGACGATCAGGGCCGCACGCCCACCGCGCCGGACCCTGCCTATCAGCAGGTTCTGCACGGCGTGCCCAAGGCCGATTTCTCCTGTGACGAGCTGATCTATCTGCCGCGCAACCCGCGCACCGCCAAGATCTACGGCTTCTCCCCGGTCGAGCAGATCATCACCACGGTCAATATCGCGCTGCGCCGCCAGCTGGCCCAGCTGCACTATTTCACCGAGGGCAATATGCCCGACGCGCTGATCGGTGTGCCGCAAAACTGGACCATGGAGCAGATCGGCCAGTTCCAGGAATATTGGGACACGATCCTGGCCGGCAACACGGCTGAGCGCCGGCACGCCAAGTTCGTACCGGCCGACTTCCGCTATCAGCCGATGCGCGAACCGCCGCTGAAGGACGATTTCGACGAATGGCTGGCGCGGATCGTCTGCTACGCCTTTTCCGCCTCGCCCGCGCCCTTCACCCGCCAGATGAATCGCGCCACCGCCGACAACGCTCAGGAAATGGCGCTGAGCGAGGGGCTTGGCCCGATCATGCTGTGGATCAAATGCCTGGTCGATCAGGTGATCGAGGATGATTTCGGCTACCCGGACCTGGAGTTCGAATGGATCGACGAGAAATCGGACGATCTGCTGAAGCAGGCGCAGATCACCGACATGAAGCTCAAAGCCGGGCTGAAGACGATCAACGAGGCCCGGGCCGAGGCCGGCCAGGACCCGGTCGAAGGCGGCGACACGCTGCTGATCTATACCGGCGCAGGCGCGGTGACGCTCGAGAGCGTCCTCAAAGGCGCCACCCCCGATGCGGATAATTCCAATGGAGACAATTCATGAAACTCTACGCCCCAATCACCAAGATCGACGAGGACCAGCAGATGGTGTTCGGCTATGCCTCGACCGAGGCGCTGGACAGCCAGGGCGAGATCGTGAAGCGCGAGGCGCTGGAGGCGGCCCTGCCCGACTATATGCGTTTCGCCAATATCCGCGAGATGCACCAGCCCTCGGCCGTGGGCGTGGCGACGGAGGCGGAGATGGACGCGCGCGGCCTGTTCCTCGCCGCCCATATCGTCGACCCGACCGCATGGGAGAAGGTGACCGCCGGCGTCTATAAGGGCTTTTCCATCGGCGGCAGCGTGGTCGGGCGCGACCGGGCGCAGAAGCATGTGATCACCGGCGTGAAACTCTCGGAGATCAGCCTGGTCGACCGGCCCGCCAACCCCGAGGCGGTGTTCACCATGTATAAGGCCGAAGCCGTGGAAAAGGTCGGTGCGCGCAACTCGGCTGCCGACCTTGCCACGATCCAGGCCATTCACGATCAGGCGGTCGCCCTGGGCGCCGCCTGCGACGGCTGCGCTTTGGACGACGATGCCGGAGATGACGAGCAGGGCGATGACATGGCCGACAAGATCGCCGGCCTGATCGCCGAGCACGACGCGCTGAAAAAGGCACTCGCCCGGATGCCGGCGGAGCGCAAGGCGGCGCTGCGCGCGGTGCCGATCGAGAAATCCACCGATCGGCTGGGCGGGTTTCGGTCCGCCGAGGCGGTTACCAGCGATCCGGTGGAGCTGACGAAGCGGGCGCTGCGGCAGCCGCTGACGCTGGGGCAGATCGAGCGGCTTGCGAATGGGTAGGGATCGTCCTCTTCTTCCTTAGACAGCCTGGTTGAAAACTACCACGGAAGCCCTCAAATACGTCTAAGGTATCCGCCCTTGTATGGGAGCGGATCTGAACCCAATCCTAGGTATTGGGTTCAGATTCAATCAAACGGTTAACTCCAGTTTGATTGACGGCACCTCAGAGGTATGCATATAGATAACCGTCGATATCCGTCGAGAAGCCTATACGATGTCGTGTTCAGTCCGCGCGCGTATAGGGGGATCGTGAATGTGCAGCTTCAGCCATGACGTCAGAGAGGCTGAAACCCGGCACACGGCGAGGGTCTGAATAAAAAGATCACTCCGCGGCGAAGTGACTGATCGAAACACGAACAGGGCGCAAATTGCGCCCTGTTTGCGTTTTAAGCAGATCTCAATGCAGGGAGCAGATGGTCGTTTGGAAACACATTGATGTAGGTGCGGTTCTCAGAACGGAGGTCTCTTTGTTCTCCGTTACAATCAACGAGCGTGCAGGCAAGCGTGCGAGATCGATTGTCCGTTACGTCGTAGTGAAATCCTGGGTATAAGGCGACGCCAAATCTAAATCGGCCTTTCAAGAAACAACCGTCGGTTGAACCAACAGGGTGGGGTAGGCCATGACAGATTTCATCCTTCGCGGGAGAGTAACAAAGGTTTCGGTTATCAACGTGCCCCCCTTTTGCTGACCATTGACCCACGAAGGATCGCTGTAGACCCTGAAGAAAACTAACGATGGAAGCTTTGTCCTTATTTTTGTACCAATTTAGATCACTTATTTTTCTAGAAACATCTGAATCGAAATTTTTAATCGGCAAAGACAAGGGTGAACGTCGGCGCCTTCTATAAACATGGTTGGAAATTTCGTGGAGACATATTTGGATGTCGCGAAGTCGCCTCTCAATATGAATTCGAGTAGCAGCTGGTTGATTGCTAAGTGATAGCGGAAGCAGTTCCGTCCAGGCACCAGGATGCCAAAACCGATTAAATTCTTTATTCTCGTTTTGGTTAACCGATTCATAGCTAAAGACGCAGAGTCTTGCATCTTCGGTATTTGATCCGACAGACAAAATCTTTACGAGGTCTTTAAGTGCCTTTTCGCTTGCCGCTATAGACAAACCTCGCTCATGCTTTCGAGCAGCCGGAGCTGTAATACATGTATTTCGAAAGCTCTTTTTGATTCTCGCGAGTTCTGAAGCAACTGAAGGCGAAGCACCTATAAAGAGAATGTGCTGTGCGGAGTCCATTAAGTTCCTATAATTTTAATCAGTATATCCAATGGAATAGATATCCTTTTCTGATCTTCGACTGACAAATTTTCGATCGCTTTTAATAACAAGGTAGACGACTTACTACTCTGAAAACTTGAAGACGGAGTGTGGCTTTTTAGTACGAAGAGGTCGATTTTCAAATTGTTTCGCTGACACCAAGCTCTTATTTTTTCCCAAATTGCGTCCGTACGATTAATCTCTCTAGAAACTGAGATTAAATCGGAAGCAAGTATCTCTACCGAAATTTCTGAAGTTTGGGGTGGAGCATCAAAATCATCAATCGAAAAACCGCCAACATCGTTCTTATGCAGTAAAACGAATCTACGCCCATTGATGGGACGATAGAATGCTTCCCAAAAATCTCTGCGAAGGGACGGCCTTGCTGTCCCCGGGGCGCTCTGCGCTAGCAATTCCTCAGGTGGATGGAGCCCCACGACATCAGCGGGAATGGCCCCTACCCTTTCTCTGATATTCGGATGCTGAATGACCGCGATTTCTGGAATCGCATCGATAAACAATCGAAGGCTCTTGCCGATAATTTCGACGGAATGAGGCTCATCCTGCCTTAGTCGTGCACCTATTTTAGATAGCAACAGCGCATTTCTACTCTCAGCCCAATGCTGCAATACATATTCTTTGATGCGCTCCGCTACGGCGTGGGTGTCGGAGTCTGACAAAATTCATTCCTTATTTTAGGAGCGTAGGTCGACTAGGACAATCAGAGATGTTTTCAGCATTGGTATTATCGAACCGCCGTGATGATCTAACAAGAAAAAACGATCAAGGTGCATTTCAAGATAAACTTTCTGATCGCCATCGTCCCAGACGACATGCCGGAAGTGTTACCCAAAGCAGGCGCGAGCAGCATCAAATTCTCTTTCAGACGATGCCGCTTGGTGATGCTCAACCGCCTCGGCGAAGGCGCCTAGCAACCTGCCATAAAGTGCCGATTCTAAAGCGCAAAACCCGCGCAACCGTGCCATATCGAGTTCACCCAAACCGCTCAGCCGCTGCGCCATATCCGTCAAATGCCCGCTCTCCTCGGCCAGCAGGCTTTTGAGCGACACCAGACTGCCGGCGCGGACCAGCGCCGCCTGATAGAGGCGGTAACCCCAAACGGCGCGGAATTCGACGATTATCGACATGGTGAGGTAGACGGCGCGGGGATGGATGTTCGCCGGGAAGGCGCGGACCATTTCGGCCTCGAGCCGCTGGAAATAGCGGCGGGCGGCCAAAGGCGTGATCATATCGGTTACGGCGCTGGTCATCTCGCGGCCGGCCTCGCGGTTGGCGTGGCGTTTGAAGAAGAAGGCGTGACGGGTTTCCTCGGCCAGGTGCTTCAGCGTCGGCAGGTCGATATGCGGGCCGTGCTGGGTCGCCATGATCTTGTGGCTGCCCAGGTGCTCCAGCATCGACAGCGTGTTCATGAAGCGGGCATGCAGCGGCCGGTCGGCGATGAAGCCGGCCAGCATGGCCTGGGTCGGAGCCACCAGCGCGGCGTTGTCCCGCTCGAAGGCGGTGACGAGCATTTCCAGTTCAGACGACATCGACAACATCCAATCTCTACGGTCCTGCGTTGGTAGGCCCGCCGATCGGGCCGGCGCAACCGCGCCAGGGTGCCGCAGGCGCAACGCAGTATCGCAAGGATCGACCTTCCGGCCGGTGAAGCCCGCCATCCGGAACTATCAACGCGCCCTTGGGCAAGGCGAGAGGGAACGCCGGATGGCGTCCCGTCCCTTCAGATGGAGCCTGATTTCATGAACGGTACGACGACCGCCGAGACCCTCGCCCTGGTGAAGGATGCGCTGGCCAACGGCGACATGCTGGCCAAAACGATCAATACCGGCACCGGCCTGGTCGCCTATGACCTGCAACCCTCGGCCAAAAATCTCTATCCGGCGGCGACGCCGATCCGCAATGTGCTGCCCCGCGTCGGCGGCGGCACCGGCACGGCGACCAACTGGCGGCAGGTCAATGCCATCATCGGCTCCGGCTGGGACGCGATGGGCTGGGTGCCGGAAGGGCAGCGGTCCGGCAGGATGAGCTATTCGACCTCGACCCGCTCGGCGTCCTACGCCACGGTCGGCGAGGAGGATTCGGTCACCTTCGAAGCCGTCTCCGCCGCCCAGGGCTTCGAGGATGTGCAGGCGGTGGCGACCATGCGCCTGCTGCAGAAAATGATGCTGAAGGAGGAGAATGCCTTCCTGGGCGGCAATGGCAGCTTGCAGCTCGGCACGCCGGCGACGCCGGCGCTCTCGGCCGGCGGATCGGGCGCGACCTTGCCGGCGGCAACCTATTCGGTGATCGTGGTGGCGCTGACCTATGAAGGCTATCGCAATTCCAGCATCGCCGCCGGCGTCGCCACCTCGAAAAGCATCACCGGGGCGGACGGCAACAGTTTCACTCTGAATGGCGGGTCCTCCGCGCCATCGACCAACGCAACACAGGTGGTAACATCGGGGCAAGTCTTATCCGCCTCGGTCACGCCGATCGTCGGCGCGCTGGGCTATGCCTGGTATGTTGGCCCTGCCGGGTCGGAGAAGCTGCAGGCGATCACGACGATCAACAGCGCCACCTTCTCCGCCCCGCTGAACGCCTCGAGCCAGGCGGCGACGGCGGTGACCGCCGACTGCTCGGCCAATTCCGGCTTGGCCTATGACGGGCTGCTGACCTCGGCATTGAAGTCCAGCTCGGGCGCCTATGTGAACTATCTGGAGACCGGGACGGCGGGCGCCGGGACGACCCTGACCAGTTCGGGCCGCGGCTCGGTAAATGAGATCGACCTGATGCTGGAGAAAATGTGGGACCTGTATCAGGTCAGCCCGACCGTGCTCTACGTCAACAGCCAGGAGCAACGCGGCATCACCAACAAGGTGCTCAGCAGCAGCTCGGCCCCGCTGCTGCGCTATACCACCGACGGGCAGGACCCGTTCGCGATCGTCGCCAACGGGGTGGTGGAATATTACTACAACCCGTTCGCGCTCGACGGCGGCTACAAGATTCCGGTCAAGATCCACCCGTTCGTGCCGCCGGGCACGATCATCGGCTGGGCCGAGAATCTGCCGGCCCAGTACCAGTCCAGCAACGTGCCCAACGTCGCCGAGGTGAAGACGCGGCGCGACTATTACCGGATGGATTGGCCGCTGAAGACCCGCGCCTACGAGTTCGGCGTCTATGCCGAGGAGGTACTGGCTGTCTACGCGCCCTTCGCGATGGGCGTTATCGCCAATATCGCCAACGGCTGATCGGGTCGCCGGCCCTCGCCAATCCGGGGGCCGGCCACCTCGAATCTTGAGGAGGGTATCGGATGGCCGAAGGCGATCTCGTTTCCTTGGGCGACGTCAAAGCCTATCTGGGCGGCGATTTGCAATCCAACGACGACGCGGTGCTGTCCCGTCTGATTTCGGCGGCCAGCGCCTTCTTCGTGACGGCCTGCGCGCGGTCGATCCTGGAGCAGAGCTATAGCGAGCTCTATGACGGCAAGGGCAATGGCCGGCTCTATCTGCGGCAAACGCCAGTCACCAGCGTGACCTCGCTCAGTATCGACAATATTCCGGTCCCGCAGGCGATGGTGCCTGGACAGTCGGGTTGGCGGCTGAACGGCAATGTCATCCTGCTGTTCGGCCACTGGTTCAACCGCGCGCTTGCCAATGTCGCGGTGACCTATACCGCCGGATATGCCTCAGCCCCCGCCGACGTCGCCGAGGCCGTGATGGAGCTGGTGGGCCTGCGCTATCGCGGGCGCGACCGGCTGGGCAAAGTCTCCGAAAGCATGGGCGGCATGGCGACCACGGCTTACGCGCAGAAGGATGTCAGCCCCTTCGTCGCCAGCGTGATCGCCCGCTATGCCAAGGCGAATCTCGCATGATTTGTCTTGATCGATCGGCGCTTCTAAGCCGCCGGCCTTGGGACGTCTTGGGGCGCATTCTGGAGAAATCAGATGCTGACCTACCGATTGGCCGTGGACGTCAACCCTCACGGCCTGCCGTTCATATCCGAAGCTCACGCCTACCTCGCCGATGGAACGCCTATAACCGAACTTGATCACCTCGGCCGTGTCGTGCCGGCTTGGTCAGCGCTCGCAATTACAAAAGCCACCTGTTCAAATGGCCTCATGCGGCTGTCAAGCAGTCGCAGTGGGCCGGAAGCGCTGGCACGCGCATTAGACGCGGACGATCTGGCGCGCGCGTCGCTAGTCTTGCTCTTTATGCGAATCGATCCCACCGGTCAGCTTACCAAATATAATCCATTCCATAAGCCGGATGGGCCGGGTGGTGGTCAATTTGCTAGCGGCCCAAGCGCTTATCTCCCCCCAGGCTTCCAGCAAGTCGCCTCTGCGATGGGCATCGGATTCGTGTCCACATACAGAGCGGGACTACCCGGCAACGAGGAAATCGATATTGCTCATAAGTTGTTAGTCGTGGTGGCCTGGCAGGCGATCCTAGCCGTCGCTAAGGTTGGATTTCGGCCCGGAATGCCAGAATACGGACAAAAACTTCACGACGCCTTTAAGGCGCAAATTGACGCTCTCGGCAATCCTAATTTTCATACCGATCCGGTCTACTTGGACAAAATCCACATTCCGTTCGATATTCGGCTTCCTGGCTCATCGGTTCCTGATGTAGTTTATGGACCTCTCGGTCACCCGTTAGCAGTATTCGAACTTAAGACCGGCCGTGCGGCCAATACCAGCGACGCAGCGGTAGAAGCACAAAAACAGAAGACTTTGGCCAATATGCCGGGCAATCCCGCTTATGACCATTTCCTGATCACACAACAGTGAAGCAGAAGCTGGATGTTTAAATATCCGTCTAAGCGCTATAGTTTCCAGGCCGCCCGAGCTATCGGGGACCAAGTGAGCTTGTTGATGGCGCCGCATTTGCCCGGCTGCACTGCACGTCGATTTGATATTGTAACGCCGCTCATCCCGCTTTGGCCGATCGAACTCTGGCTGGTGGCAAACGGGCCAATCGTACCGAAAATTCTGGTGAAAACAAGCAACACGACCATTAAATTCGAGATGTATTATGGGCTCATGTTCCGTGATCGGCGTGACTTTCTGACAACTGAAATCTATGACGTTATATCTCCGCAGTACTATTACCTAGAGCAAGGGGCCGAGACCATCGCAGAGGCAGCGGCTCAGGGATTCACAAAATTCGACTTGGCCGGATTTATTGCTCGCGGCACTCCTAATGGACTTCTGAAGTCAAAAACCCAAAGAAACTTCGCACTGATCTGCCTACAACTGGCGCAATGCGCTCTATACGCTGAGCGTAATGACGAAGCCTCCGGACTACTCCGCGATACAATCCGATATGCCGCCGAGTCCCCCAAAAATTACGCCAGATTGGCAATAGAGGCACAGTCGTACTTGGCACGACTTGAGTCCGATCCCGATGGAATCCGGAAAGAACTTGCCTCAACCGTGGATTACAGCTGGTCACATTTCGAGATTGCCAGCGCGTAAGACGCAGCGGCATGTCCAAGGGCGGTACAGAGTCCGAACGCGGGCTCAGTAAACTTTTTCACCAATTCCTTGGTAAACCTGACAGCTAACATTTTCGTTATGCTCGGATTACGGCCTGGCAAGGCCTCGGAGGGACCGAGCGGTATGGCGACCACCTCCTATGCCCGAAAAGATGTAAGCGCGTTCATCGCCCGCTGTAGCCGAGCAAACCTCCTATGATCACAGTCACCCTCGATGCCGGCGCCGTCGCGGATAATCTCGCGGCCCTGCCGGGGCGCGCCGACGACGCTATCGGCGCGGTCTCGGTCGACCTCGCCGGCAGGCTTCGCGCCATCGCCGAACGCAACCTGTCGGGGGACGTCCTCAACGCCCGCTCCGGCAAGCTTAGGGAATCGCTGGCGGCGAGCGTCGATCTCACCAGCCGGATCGCCGCGACCGTCACCGCCGACACGCCCTATGCCGCCTTCCAGGAATATGGCTTCGACGGGGTCGAGACGGTCCGCGCACATCTGCGGCGGCAGGCCGAGGCCTTCGGCCGCGCCATCCGCCCGGTCGAGGCTGCGGTGCGGGCTTACGATCGCCGGGTCGATTATCCCGCCCATTCCTATTTGCGCAGCGCCTTGGCCGAACTCGCCCCCGACATACGAGCCGCCATCGCCGCCGCACTCGACGGAGCCCTCCACCCATGAACCGCGAAGCCGTCCAGGCCGCCTTGTTCGCGCATCTGACACGGTGCCTCGCCGCGACCAGCGACATCAAGACGGCCAGCCGCCGCCTGAAATCCCCGCAGGATATCGGCGCCGGCAACTGCCCGGCCCTCTTTCAGATCTACAAGGGCGAAACCGTCGATTGGACCGGGATGCAGCCGCTGAAGCGGATCATGCATCTCGACCTCGTGCTTTACGCCCATTCCGGTGACAGGAGTTTTCCCACCTCGTCGCTGCTGAGCCCGCTCTTGGACGCGATCGAGCAATCCTTCGGCGCCTCAGACCCAGACCGCGCGCTCACGCTGGGCGGGCTCGCCAGGCGGGTCACCATCAACGGCCGCATCGAAACCGACGAAGGACTGCTGGGCGAATATGCCTACGCCGTCGTGCCCGTCGACATCCTCATCCCATAAGGACACCCCATGCCCGAGACACTTCAGCCGCCCGCCGAACAGGCGGCCGCACCCGATATCCGCGCCGCGATCGACCGCTGGTTCAACACCCATATCGCCGGCTCGGCCGTGTCGCGCTCCGTCGAGGCCTACAACCATCTGCGTACGGTTCTCACCCATCTGCATTCCGAAATCGCGGACGCGACCGGAGGTCGCTGATTACATAAACAGCCGCCTTTGGCGGCCGCCAAGGAGATTTGACCATGACCCAATATGCTTTCGGGGTGGGCGCGCTGATCGCGCTGCGCACCGACACCACCGCCGCGACGCCGGCGCAGTTCGGCACGTTGCAGGAGGTTCAGCTCGACCTCAGCTTCACGATCAAGGAGCTGACCGGCCAGTTCCAGGCGCCGGTGGCCCTGGCCCGCGGCGGTCTCAAGATCACCGGCAAGGCCAAGGCGGCGCGGATCAGCGCGTCCAATTTCAACAACATCTTCTTCGGCCAGACACTATCGACCGGCAACACGCTGACCCAGCTGAACGAGGCGGGATCGGTGCCGGCCAGCGCCGCCTATACCGTCACGGTCGGCAATCACACGACCTTCGTTACCGATCTCGGCGTCGCCTATGCCGCGACCGGCGCGATGCTGACGCCGGTCGAGAGCAGCCCCACGACCGGCCAGTACACCGTCTCGGGCGGCATCTATAGCTTCAGCGCCGGCGACGCCAACGCCGCCCTGCTGTTCACCTACAGCTATACGACGACCGCCGGCACCAGCCTGTCGCTCGGCAACATGCTGATGGGATCGGGGCCGACCTTCAAGCTGATCCTGAACGAGCAGTACCAGGGCAAGCTATTGAACCTCCAATTGAATTCGGTGATCGCGCCCAAGCTGTCGCTCGCCTTCAAGAACGAGGATTTCATGATCCCCGAATTCGACTTCCAGGCCGCCGCCGACGCAGCTGGCAATATCGGCAACATCTGGCTGAGCGAGTAAACTATGGCCGACACCATAATGCTCGGCGACCGCGACTATCCAATCGCGCCGCTGAAATTCCGCGACTTGAAGCGGGTGCTGCCGCTTTTCCTGTCGCTCGGCATCGACAGCGAAGCCAAGCTCGAGGCCCAGGGCGATATCGTGACCGCCGCGATCCGCACCGCCGATCCAAGCTTCACGCGCGAAGCCTTCGACGAGCTGTCGCCGACGGTTCCGCAATTGCAGGCGGCGGTCTCGGCCGTCGCGGTCCTGTCCGGCCTGCAAAGGCGGAGCGCTTCGCCGGGGGAAGTACCGGCGGCGAGCCCTTCCGATGGGGCGACATCTACGGCCTGATCGCCACCGCCTGCGGCTATCGCCGGCCCGAGATCGACGAGATGACGCTCCCGGAATTCGAGGAACTCGCCGCCTATTGGCGCAAATACCCGCCGGCTCATCTGTTGCTTCGCGCGATAGCCGGCTTCAAGAACGAGGACCGCCGCCCTAACGACCTGGGCGGCTTACTCGCGACGTTGGGCAAGAACGGCGCCGGCACTTTCTGACTTAGACGCTGAGGAATCACATGGCCGACACCTCGATCGATATCGGCTTTACCGTCGCAACCGATGAGCTGGATGCCGGCCTCGCTCAGGCCAAGCAGCAGCTCGATGCGACATGCGCAGGAATTCAGCTGGGTTTAGAAGGAATCAGCAATGATGCCCACAAAATAGCTCCTTCTTTCGAGGACCTGGCGAAATCGATCGCCGATATGAGCGCCCCGGCCGCGGCCCAGAAAAAGGCGGTCGAGGACGATTTCGCGGCGCAGGCCTCGCAAATCCAGATGCTGAAAAGCCTGCACGAAATCTCGGCTGACGAGGCGACCGTGCAGGAAAAGCAGCTTGAGGACGCGAAGCTGGAGAGGCTGCGGGACGACCTGGCCCACGAATACGAGGCCAACGACGAAACGCTGGCCGCCTATAACAAGATGCTGAACGGGATGGAGGCGGCGAAGGCGGCGCATGACGCCAAGATTCGCGCGCTCGACCAGAAAGCCGTCGCCGAAGCGCAGCAATCCTGGAGATCGATCGTCGCGCCGATCGGCAGCGCCTTTCAGTCGTCGCTGAACGGCATCATCGAGGGCAACGAGACTCTGCGTCAGGCCGTTGCCAAGGTCGGCCAGTCGATCGTCTCGGACTTTACCAACATGGCGGTCAAGCGGGCGACCGACTGGATCGTGTCCGAACTGACAATGACTTCGGCGAGCGAGGCCGGCAACGCCGCGCGGCTCGCCTCGCAAAACACCGCGGCCGCCGAGGGCAAGGCCGCAAGCGCCGCGGCCGGATCGGTCTCGGTATTCGGCGACGCCAACAAGGCGGCCGCGGGCGCCTATAGCGCGACCGCGGAAATTCCGATCGTCGGTCCCATTCTGGCGCCGGCCGCGGCAGTCGCCGCCTTCACCGCCGTCATGGCCTACGACGTGTTTTCAGCCGAGGGCGGCTTCGACATTCCAGCCGGGCTCAATCCCATGACCCAGCTGCACGAGCGGGAGATGGTGCTGCCCGCCAGCATCGCCGAACCCCTGCGCGCCGGGCTGGCGAGTGGGGGGCAATCGGGCGGCGACATCCATATCCATGCCGTCGACGCGGCCAGCTTTCAGCGGCTGCTATCCAATAACAAGAGCGCGCTGGCCAAGGCATTGCGTGGCGCCCACCGCGGCTTCGATCCCGCGCTGGTCTAGAGGGAAGAACGGCGATGAGCAGCGAAGTCTTCCCCAGCCTCGCCGGTCTGGAATATCCGGTCGTGCGCACGCCCGTCTTCAAGACGCTGATCCAGCAGGCGGTATCGGGCCAGGAAAATCGCGCGGCCCTGCAGGTCTATCCGCGTTGGCAGTGGACCTTGTCGTTCAACTTTTTGCGAGACGACGCAAACGACGAGTTCCACACTCTGCTGGCGTTCTTCCTGGCGCGGCAGGGCGCCTACGATTCCTTCCTCTTCACCGATCCCGACGACAACGCCGTGACCGGCCAGCCGATCGGCGTCGGCACCGGATCGCAGGCCCAGTTTCAGCTCGTCCGCAGTTTCGGTGGATTCGACGAACCCGTTCTGGCGCCGCTTCTGGTCTCCAATCTGAAGGTAGGCGGCGTTCCCAAGATCCAGGGCACCGATTACGGCGTCGGCAACTGGGAAAATGGCGTCACGCCCAACGGCACGGTCAACTTCCTCACCGGCGCGCCCGCCGCGGGCCAGAGCATCGTCGCGGACATCGCCTATTACTGGCCGGTCCGCTTCCTGGCTGACCAATATGATTTCGCCAAATTCATGAACCGGCTGTGGGAACAGAAAAAACTCGACTTCATCAGCTTGAAGAATGGCTGACACACTTGGCGCCCACCGGTCCCGGCGAGATAGCGCGACGCGAAAGAACCTCCATGAAAACCGTATCGAGCAGCCTGCGCGCGATCCTTGGCTCGGCACAGTTCTTCATGGCCGACTGCTACAGCTTCTCACTGGTCGACGGCACCGTGGTCCGTTACACGACAGCCGACCAGGACATCACCGATCAGGCCACCGGGAATGTCTTCTCGTCCCAAGCGCCGTTCTTCGAGCGGTCTAAGGTCAAGTTCAACGTCGGCGTACAGGTCGATGAGCTCGACATCACGATGACGGCCGGCCCGAACGACTTGCTGCAGGGCGTCCCCTGGCTCTCGGCGTTGCGCGCCGGCGCACTGGATGGTGCCGAGGTTCAGCTCGACCGTGCCTTCATGGCGACATTCGGCGATACCGGCGCCGGGCTGATGACGCTCTTTCTCGGCCGTGTCGTCGAGGTCGATCCGGGCCGCATCCAGGCGACGATTAAGGCGAATACCCATCTGGAGCTGCTGAACCTGCAATGGCCCTGGCGTCTGTTCCAGCCCGGATGCTCCCGCACCTTATTCGATGCCGGCTGCACCCTGGTCAAATCCACCTTCGCCACCTCTTGGACGGCAGGATCGGGCAATAGCCTGACAATCCTGAACATCCCCGGCATGACCCTGGGCAGCACCCATTTCAGCCTGGGCACCGGCACATGGACAAGCGGCGCGATGGAAGGCGAGTCCTTCCCCATCAAGGATCACGCGCTGATCAGCGGCGCCGGCGTAATCATGCCCCTGGTGCCTTTCCCGGTCGCCCCGGCCCCCGGCGACACGGTCACCCTCTACCCCGGCTGCGACAAGACGCTGGGCACCTGCCAGAGCAAGTTCGGCAACCAGCAACATTTCGAAGGCGAGCCGTTCGTGCCCGTACCAGAGACGGCGGTATGATGTACGAGGCGCAGCAGCGCGCCGCCGTGGTCTCGGAGGCGCGCACCTGGCTCGGCACGCCGTATCACCATGCCGCCCAGCTCAAGGGCGCCGGCGTGGATTGCGCGATGCTGCCGGCTGCGGTGTACGAGGCGGTCGGCTCGATCCCGCCGATCACGGTCGATCACTACCCACCAGACTGGCATCTGCACCGCGATGTCGAGCGCTATCTAGATGTCGTCACCTCCCAGGCGACCGAAGTCCCCGGGCCGACCGGTCCAGGCGATTTCGTCCTTTACCGCTGGGGCCGCGCCTTCGCCCATGGGGCCATCGTCGTCGCATGGCCGGAGATCATCCACGCAATGATCGATATCGGCGTCACGCTCGACCGCGGCGACGCCGGCCGGCTCGCGGGGCGGCCCCGTCGTTTCTTCACCCTCTGGCCCAAAGCCTGACAAAGAAGTTTATCCACAGATTTTCGCAGATTTACGCAGATTTAAGAGGTTGAATTTATTGCCTCGGCACCCGGAAACTCGAAGTGCCGGAGGCAATGATGCATTTCATGCAATCTGTGTAATCTGCATAAATCTGTGGATAAAATTCGGATTCCTTGGCGTTGAATCCTGATGCCGGGGAATCCGCGAGCTGTGGATCAATTCTTCCCTTCCGCTCGAGAGGAGCCGATCCATGAGTCTCGGCGGCCCGAAAACCCCCGCGCCCACCATCGCGTCGGGCGTCAGCATCCAGAGTTCCTGCTATGGCGGCGTCATGCCGGTCTGGTACGGCCGCACGCGCGGCACCGCCAACTTGGTCGATTACGACGACTTCCAGGCGATCCAGCAAAGCAGTTCATCCAGCGGCAAAGGCGGCGGTGGGGGCGGCGGCGGCAAAGGCGGCTCGACCACGACGGACTATAAGACGTCCTTCATCTTCGCGCTGGGCGAAGGGACGATGGCCGATATCCAGAATGTCTATGCCTCCAAAACCGTCACAGCCTTCGCTGATTCCGGTCTCACCTTTTTCAACGGTTCGCTCAGCCAGGCGCCCTGGGGCACATGGACGACCAAGCATCCCACGAAAGCGCTGTCCTATGCCGGCACGGCCTATGTCTGCGCGGCGGCCTACGATCTCGGTTCATCGGCGCAGCTGCCGAACCTCGCCTTCGAGGTCACGGGGCTGTTTCCGAACGCCATCTCCGGCCTGCCCGACGCCGACCCCAGGGATGTCGTCACCGATATATTGACCAATCCCCGCTATGGCGTTGGCTTCCCTTCGGCGCGGCTGGGGGATCTTTCGGTATTCTCCGCCTATTGCCGGGCCACCGGCATGGTGATCTCGCCGCTGTTCGATACTCAGACGGACGCGGCCAGGCAGCTCAATCAGATCGTCCAGGACTGCAATAGCGAGTTCGTCTGGTCGGGCAAGAGCCTCACCATCGTTCCTTACGGCGACCAGACCATCACCGCGAACGGCGCGACCTATACCGCGCCCTCGGCCCCACTCTATAGCCTAGGCGACAACGACTTCATCGACACCGGCGACGGCGACCCGGTGAAGTGCTCGCGCAAACGACCGTCCGACGCCTGGAACCGCATCAATCTCGAATATTTGAGCCGCGCCAACCAGTATAACGCGGAGATCGTAACGGCCGAAAACGCGGCGGCGATCGAGGCCTATGGGCTGCGGGTCGACCAGCCATCCCAGTCGCATCAATTCTGCGACCTGGGCGCGGCCACCATGGCGGCGACCCTGAAGCTCCAGCGCCAGGCGGTGCGCAACGTCTATAGCTTCACGCTCGGCTGGCGCTATTGCCTGCTCGACCCGATGGACATCGTCGAGATCACCGAACCGGGCCTCGGACTGACCAATCAGTGGGTTCGCATCCTCACGCTCCAGGAGGACGATAACGGCAATATCGCGGTCACGGCCGAGGAATATCTCGACGGCACCGGCGCCGCGCCGCTCTATAGCTATTCGGGGGGATCGCCCTTCATCGCCGATTACAATACGCCGCCCGGAAACGTAAACACACCGCTGATCTTCGAGCCGCCGCCCGCGATGCTGGCGGCCAATTCGATCACGGCGCCGCAGATCATGGTCGGGGCTTCCGGCGGCCCGAACTGGGGCGGCTGCGACGTATGGCTATCGCTCGATGGCAGCACCTATAAGCTGATGGGGCGGATCAAAGGTCCGTCGCGCCAGGGCACGCTGCTCAACACCTTGGCCGCGGGCTCCGACCCAGACACCACCCACACCCTGTCGGTCGATCTCAGCGAAAGTCACGGCACCCTGCTGTCGGGCGTCCAGGCCGACGCCGACGCCTTCCGGACGCTCTGCTATGTCGATGGCGAGCTGATGTCCTACGAGACCGCGACCTTGACCGGCGCCAATCAATATGGGCTGACCTATCTGCGGCGCGGCGTCTATGGCTCGACGATCGCCGCGCATGCCGCCGGCACCTTGTTTTGCCGCCTGGACGACTCCGTAGCCTCCTTCGACCTGCCGGTGACGCCGGTCTCCTATGTCGGACAAACCCTCTATCTGAAGTTCCTGTCCTTCAATAGCTATGGCGGCGGCCAGCAGCAGCTGTCGGACGTTTCGGCCTACACCTATAATCCGAACGGCGCCGGCGAATTCGTCTATCCGCCGTCCGGCGTCACCTTCACGGTCGGCGCTCAGCAACAGCAGGACGGCACCTGGATTTCGTTCGGCGTCGTCTCCTGGACCGCCTCGCCGGATCCGCTGTTCGATCAATACGAGGTCCAGTACCGCACACATGCCGGCCCCGGCCCCTGGGTCAGCTGGCGCGGCGGCAAGGATACGACCAGCTTCGTCATCAGCCCGCTTCCGCCGAACACGGCCTTTGACGTGCAAGTCCGCGCCGTCCGGACGAGCGGGCCGTTCTATTCGGCCTGGGATCAGAATCTCAATACCACCACGGTCGGCAAAACGACGCCCCCGCCGGCGCCCACCAGCCCGTCCTGCTCGGGCGGCTATCGGCAGATCACACTCGATTGGGTCGCGTCGGCCGAGAACGATATCGCGTGGTACGAGATATGGGAAAGCGCCGATAACGTGCTGGCGCATGCCTCCCGCATCGGGCTCGTGACGTCCACGCATTATGTGCGGCCCGGGCTGAACCTCAGCGACACGCGCTGGTACTGGATCAGGGCTCAGGACACGTCGGGCAATTTCAGCAGCTATCTGGGGCCTGTCAGCGCCACGACCCTAGGTGTGGATGCCGCCGATATTACCGGCCAAATCGTCAACGCCCAGATCGCCGCCAACGCCATCGCGGCTGGCAACCTGATCAGCGGGCTGGACGTCGTCCAGGTCGTGTCGAGCATCGCTTCGGCCAACCCCGCCACCAGCAACGTGGCCTATGAGAGCAGCACGGCCACGCTCTATCGGTGGAACGGCTCGGCCTGGATATCGACCATCGGCGCGGCCGACATCCCGGCCGGCGCGATCGACATCACCAAATTCGCCTCGGGGCTCACCCCGGTGCAGATTGTGTCCTCCCTGCCGGGAAGCGCGGCCGAGGGCGCCACCGCCGTTCTGACGACTGACGGCCAGCTCTACCGCTACCACGCCGGCGCCTGGACCGTCGCCGTGCCGGCCGCGAACGTGACGGGCATGCTGAGCGACAGCCAGATCGCGGCGCTGAACGCGGCGAAACTGACCGGCCAGATCACGACGACGCAAATCACCAACGGCGCGGTGACCACCCCGCTGCTGGCGGCGGGCGCGGTGACGACGACGCAGATCGCGGCGAACACCATCACCGCCGGCAATATCGCCGCGGCCACCATCACCTCCGCGCAGATCGCGGCCGGCACGATCACCGCGAACAACATCCAGGCCAACACGATCACCTCCGGGCAGATCGCGGCGAATACCATCACCGCCGGCCAGATCGCCGCCGGTGCGATCGGCGTCAACCAGCTGGCCGCCCAGGCCGTGACGGCGACGAAGCTCTATATCGGCGACACCACCAACCTGATCCTCGATCCGAATTTCAGCGACCACGCCTATTGGAGCCTGCTCAGCGCGGTGAGCGGGGCCAATTACTACCAGACGTCCGCGTTGGGGAATTACGTCAACACACCGACCTATCTGGTGATCGGCGAAGGCGCGTTTTCGAGCGGCTCAGCGAATTACGGCGCGGGGACGCCGCCGATCCCGGTCACGGCGAACGAGACCTATGTTTTCAGCTTCGACGCCTGCGCGGTGGGCGGCATCCCGACCTTCGACCTGGTCATCCAGGCGAACTATGTCGATGCATCCGGAGCTGGAATTTCCAGCGCCGGCTACGCCATCCACGGAACCGGGTCGATCCAGAACGCCAGCGTGACCCTCACGCCGCCGACGAACGCCGCCTCGGTCCAGTGCTACGCCTATGTAAACGCCACCGGCGCCGGGACCGGCTATTGGTGCGTCGGCAACATGAAGTTGCTGCGCCGCCTTCAGGGGTCATTGATCGTCGATGGCACGATCACCGCGACGCAGATCGCGGCCGGCACGATCACCGCGACCCAGATCATGGCCGGCACGATCGATGCCTCGAAGATCGCCGCCGGCACGCTGACGGCCGCGCAAATCCAGGCGGGCGGCATCACCGGAACCAATATCGCCGGCGGGACGATCACCGGTTCGAATCTCGCGGTGACGACGATCACCGGAACCAACATCGCCGCCGGAACGATCACAGGCGACAAGATCGCGGCCAATTTCTTCCAGGGCTACGACTTCACCGCGTCGTCCGGCGGCAGCGGTTACGTCCAGATGAATGGCGGCCAAAGCACGTCGGCCGGCCTGACCTATGGCCCCTATTTCGCGACGGTCGATTCCGCCGGTCGCCTGCGCAGCGTGCTGGGTCACTATGCCGGCGCCGATGGCCTGTGGATCTGGGATGCCTCGGGCAACGTGATCTTCGAGGAATCGTCGCTGGGGACCAGCGTCGTCGGCACCGGAAACGTCCAGTCGAACGCGATCAGCTATGCCTACGGCGCGTCGCTCACGCCGGGCAATTTCGTGCTGTTCTCCCATACCGCCGACGCGGCGGGCGACTTCGTCTTCATGTCGGCCGTCGGCCTGTCCAGAATCGGCACGACGGGCAGCCCGCCCGGCTATCTGAAACTCGACATCAACGGCACGACGGTCCTGCAGGAGCCGTCATCCAGCAGCTTCACCAGCGACGGCTCGGCCTTCCTCGGCGGGTCCGTCGCCGTCAATGCCGGCGACAATATCGACCTCCATTTCGTCGAAACCAACGCCTCGTCGATCGACACCAATGGCGGTTCGATGTTCGGCGCGATCTTGCAGAGGTGACGAGATGCCGAGCTTTCTGATCTATGCCACCACGACCGGGCTGATCGCCAACACCGTCAACCTTCCGGCCGACCAGGCGCCGGCTCCAGGCGCCGGCTTCGCCTATCTGGCGCTTCCCGCCGGCGTCGTCCCTGGGCGCGGCGACAAGGTGGTAAACGGCGCTTACGTGCCATACGTGCCGACCCTGACGGATAATCAGGCCTCAAAGGTCGATTCGGCCCAGTCGGTGTTCGACGGGCTGATCGCCGCCGGCTTTACCTATTCCGGCGTGCTGTACCAGATCGATTCCGAGAGCCAGACCCAGATCGCGGCAATGAGCCTGATGGCGCTGGGCAGCATCACCGACCCGGCGAACAGCCCCTGGCCGACCGGGTTCTACTGGGTCGCGGCCGACAACAGCCACGTGCCGATGGACGCCCCGACCACCTATGCCTTCGGCCGCGCCGTCGCTGGCTATGTCAGCGCCTGCATCCTGCGGCTGCGCGCGATCAAGGACGCGATCGCCGCGGCGGCCAACCAGCCGACGCTCGCCGCCATCGATGTGACGACAGGTTATCCGACACCGACCGCCTGAAGCGGGATCGGTATCCAGCATCTCAGCCGCCTCCGGGCGGCTTTTTTGTACCCGAAATCCAAGAGGACAATATGACCGATCCAGGCCTTGCCGGCGGCGCGGGGAGCGCCGCCTATGCCCAAACCGCGACCGGCGTCGTGCTGCTGACCACGCCTTTCTGGTCCGAGTTTCTCTACACCGTGAACATCGTCGCCGCGACCGTCGCCTCGCTGTGCGGGGCGATCGTCGGACTGCTTGGCGTATGGCGGATCGTTCGCCGCACACGAAGCCGGCCATGAGCGCCGGAGCCGTCGCGGCCCCGGACGCGCTCGACACCCTTGCCCGCACCTTGTGGGGCGAGGCCCGCGGCGAGGGCGAGGCCGGGATGATCGCGGTCGCTGCCGTGATCCGCAACCGCATCGATATCAGCGCCGCCCATGCCGGCGCCTATTGGTGGGGCCGGGACTGGGCGAGCGTGTGCCGCGCCAAAAGCCAATTCTCATGCTGGAACCCCGGCGATCCCAATCGGGCGAAGCTGCTGGCGGTGGGCGACGGCGATTCCAGCTTCCGACTGGCCAAGCAGGTCGCCGAACAGGCCATCGCCGACCGCATCGACGACCCGACCTTCGGCGCCACCCACTACAAAGTGGCCTCGCTGCCCTGGCCCTATGGCTGGGGACATTTCCGCGAGCCGCTGATCCAGATCGGCAATCACGCTTTCTATAACCTTCTCGTGGAGCCCTGACATGGACCCGATTTCGATGGCCCTCGGCCTCGCTCAATATGTCCCTTCCATCGTCCGTTGGCTGGGTGGCGACAAGGCCGGCGATGTCGCCCAGCAGGTCGTCGGCACCGCCGAGACGATCACCGGCAAGACCGGCCAGGCCGCGGTCGATGCGATCAAGGCGGACAGCGCCGCGCAACTCGCCTTCCAGCAGGCGATGGCGGCCCAGGCCGAGGACCTGGAGAAAGCCTATCTGGCCGACCGCGCCAGCGCCCGGAGCCGCGACCTGGGCCTGGCGCAAGCCGGCCGCCGCAACATCCGCGCCGACATCCTGGCCTACGCCGCGATCGGCGGCCTGATCAGCCTGATCTGGGTCCTGCTGGTCCACTCGATCCCCGAAGGACCGACGCGCGACATATTGCTGATCCTGTCAGGCGCATTGGTTGCGATCGTGAAGGACGTCTACGGCTTCGAATTCGGATCGAGCCGGGGCAGCGAGGCGAAGACAGAGCAGCTGACCACGCTGATGGGCGGGGCGGCAAAGGCCGCGACGAAGTCGAGCTGACCTGACATCGATGATCACATCGGCATGTTACAACTTATTGATTTATAATGATAAAATAGAATGGAGCGAAGCATGCTCTGGTCGGTACAGACGTTCAGGCTCGTTCCAAACGCAGCAGATTCCGGCCTATTTTGCTCAAAAGACCAAATAATGCTGGGAGGATTACCTCTTCTGAGCAAGACAAATTTGGGATTCCAGGTGCGTCCGCTGGATGACCTCCAGAGGATTTTCGACGCTGCGTATGGCGATGACACGACATCGTCTCATCATTATCTAAAAGGCCTCCAATCAATCGCACAGGCACTTGACACTGAAGATGTTGCGCGAGCCGCAATGTTGTGTCTGATGCTCCGGCTACCGGATATTGATCGAAGTGGGATGCTGCGACTCCAGAAGATATCCAGCGGCGGAATCGAGAAATACAGCGATGATCAACCTCGTGACTCGGATGGAAGGTGGACGGACGATAATGGACAGAGCCCCGACAAAGCTATGTCACAGGCATTGTCAGCCAATTCTTCTTTAGCCGGCGGAGTTCGAGAAACCGCCTTTCATTCGACTGGTCGTCGATCTAACCAGCATCGGACAAATTCTAATATCGTGCCGGCGCAGGCTTTGACGCTTCCGCTATTCCCACCATTGACTATCGGTGGAGGTGTTAGCGGATCGTCCAAGCCAAAGGACGACGAAATCTATCCAACCCCCACTTATCAAACGGATGCGGGCCAAGTATCAAACGATAACTCAGCAACACGCGCTCGTGCGTCCACTGACAAAGATCCCCGGACCTGCCCAGATCCAAGCTTCGAAGCAGATTCGGCAGAGCGAAAACCAGGGCAGCTTCTATACCAGGCACAAATCAGCGGGTTGCCGCTTGGCATGGGTGTCAAGCTAAATGGTGTCAAATTCGATGGCTGCAGGGAAAGCGACGGTACAATGCTTGAAGCGAAAACCACGAAGCCCTGGTTTGTAGACATTCCCGATTTTGTCTTCCGTAAATTGAGCGAATATTCTGATACGGTAAGTCAAGCCTTTCGGCAGATCTCTGCCGCCGATGGCCGGAAGATTGAATGGCATTTCGCGGATCCTCGCGTCGCTGCGTTTTGGGATAGTGAATTTAAACGCCTCAATTATAAAATAACTGTCAGGTACACCCCATTTATTCCCGCAGTAATAAAGATTCATTTTGGGGGCAGAACGCCATGA